ATGGGTGCTGGCCACGGCCCGGGACTATATGGTACAGCATCCAAATGTCTGGCAGGTACAGATTGCGGTTGATGACGATGGCGTTGGCGGCGGCGTTACCGACCGCCTGAACGAAGTTATTGCAGAGTTAGGGCTGCCATACGCGGTGATACCCATAGGCAATGGCCGGAAGTCCGATGACGAGCACTACGAAAACAAGGGGACTGAATGCTGGGCTGCGGTAAGGGATGCCTTGCAGCAGAACTTTTCCGATTATCTACAAGGAAAAGAGCCCATCATTGAGCTACCGGAAGACGAAGAGATGATAAGCCAGCTGACAACCAGAAAATATCGGATGACCAGCCGGGGGAAGATCGTCCTTGAGCGCAAGGAGGACATGAAAAAGCGCGGGCTTCGGTCCCCTGACCGGGCAGACGCAGTGATTCTTTCGTTCGTTGGTAGCTACGAGATGCCGCAGTCCGAGATTTACGATAACGACGATTATGATGTTTCGATAGAGGAGTAGGTAAAATGTCCATCTTCGGTACCGTTAACACCGTATTAAAGCCTCTGGCCCAAAGGGTCCTAAAAGACGATATGCAGGTCATGCAGGAAAGTATAACCCAGCTCTCCGAGGCCGTCACCTCAATCCGGGCCGAGGAGCGTGGATGGATCAATGTCTCCCAATCCTTTGTTCCCTGGGAGTTAACCGGGGAGGAGCGGCAGAGGGTCATTGAAAAAGTCCGGGATGCTTACAAGAAAAACCCACTGGCCGGACAGATCGTGGACCTCAAACGATACTTCACCATGGGCCAGGGCATCAGCTTTAAGGCCGAGGACCCGGAGGTAAATGAAATTCTCAAGGCCTTCTGG